CTACAATAGCCTTTGAGAGAGTTGAGCAAGTGCATTAGAATCAGTCAAATCTCCAAAAATGATTATCGAATCACCGTTTAGCCCATTAAGAGAAGGCCCATACCAACCTTTACTCTTCCCGCCAACATATTGCACCAATATAAATCTATCATGGAAGGTTGATCTGCTGTTATGATTAGAGACAGAACAATTTGGAAATTTTCTCTTTATGCTATTTTCAAATCTCGAAATTTGTTCTTTATCATTCTGAGGCGTTAACTGCAGGTTGAATTCAGTAGAATCTGCAATATTCAATGTTTCGAGTAATTTTAATAGGTTGTTAAATCCTCCGCCCTCACCATTTTGCCCAATATCTGAGTATATATAAGGATCTGTAAGAATGACGCGTTGAACCTCTGCATTTGTAATTTTTGTTGCATTGATTAAATCAAAAAATGACTTAGCTGGTGGATTACTATCTCTCCCCCCGGCAACCGTCATCATCTGCATATAATCGTTGCTGCCTGAGCGCCCTTTTATCCTCTGGCAGTCAGGGTGATCGCAAATCATCTCTTGATTAAGATCTGTTTCGGATACTTCATGTCTCCGAAGCCAATGACGGATATCTTCTCGAAGTTCGAATGATTCCCAGTAGAAATGGCGTCTGAATGTCCGATGATAGACTTTAATTTCCTCAACACTTTCATTAGAAAATAGTTCGGGAGCACTATCCATTAATTCTTTTATATCTTTATCGCGTGGAGGTAAATCAAGAAGCATTCTAGTAAACCATTCCATTTTATAGCTCCAGATAATTATAAAAAAACAAAATATTAATAAAAACTATTATGATATTAGCCGTCCCTTCCAAAGAAAAGCCCCAAAATCTAAGGGGCATAGGTATCTCTACATCCACTGGATTTGTTGCTGGCCTGATGATGTCGGATGCGGTGCTGCTGGTACTACAACGCCCGGCGATACGATAAAACGCTCGACCGTTTCGGTGGTCACAAACGTCGCGCTGCAGTTGATGTTTGTGCACTGGTGATACCGCTCTTTGGTCGTGTCAGTAAAATAGCGACTTGTGCGGGCGTGAGCGGCGAAATGGCATTTTGGACAGTGAAACATGGCGAGCACCTCATTTAATTTCCGATGCGTTAATTTTACTCATTTTATCCATATATAACAAACAGTTAAGTTTATATCATTGCGTTAATTCTTCGCTTTCGTACTCCACATCCGAAACCTTAACCTCAAGCTCTAAGCCCGTCGTGTAGCCGCTCCCGTTGAGGTTATGCACCACCCGGCTGATTATCCACGCCTGATCGTCTATGACGCGCTTAAACCCTTTCACCGCGATTGGCGTTTCAGGAAATAAATCTGCCCGGCCTATCGCCAGCGAGATTGAAAACTCCGCGACGCCTCGCTGCAGCTTGTCCCACTTCGCCTGAGCGGCGCGCATGGCCTGTGCCTTTGTCGCGTAGATGGTTGTAAGCTCCAGCACGTTGTCAGCCTCACCGGCCATATACTCACCCTCGCGCGCTTCCTGCTCTTTTTTGGCTTTGGCCTTTACCGGGGCTTTGGTCGCTTTCGGGTGCTGCAGCGCGCGGAGGTGGTTCTCTTTGGGCTTCCTTTTGAGCTTAACCTTTTGCTTTTGCGGCTTGGGGTCTTTGGTGTGCAGCCATTTTGCCGTCACGCCGGTGTAGGCTTCCCGGTCAGCAATGGCAAACTGATGACGATCGCCGTCGCCGCGCTCAAGCGTCATCTGCGGAATAGGTTTGCCGCTGGCGGTCTTACCGCCCCCGGCTTTCAGGAATAACAGTTTACCCGCTTTTACCGAGACTGCCGCCCCGTTCCGGTCAGCCAGGCGGGACAGAAACACCGCGTCTGATTCCTGCGACTGGTCAATGTGAGGCACTGTGACGGCTTTCAGCGTGTCGGCCACGCTGGCCGCAAGCTTGTTGCGTGCCGCAATCGTCTCCACAATTTGCCCGAGCGTGGTGTCATGCCATGACTGTTCCCGGCGCGAATTCAGCGTCCCGCGAAAATCTGCGCTTCGCCCCCGGATGGTCAGCGTATCAGGCGCGCCCCTGTGCTCGATTTCGTCGACCGTGAACGTCCCTTTTTTTATCAGCGCGGAATCCTGCCAGCCTAACCACAGCGTCAACGTTGCGCCGCGCGGTGGCAAAGCTATCTGGCCGTCAGTGTCATCGAGCTCGATATCGAGCTGGTCGGCCTCGAATCCCCGATTGTCGGTCATGGTCAGACTGATAAGGCGGTCACTAAAATCCTGCGTGATATCGTCGTTATCCAGCTTGAGCATAAACGCCGGGGCAATCTTCGCCCCGGCCTGAATATCCATTCCCGTAATCATCCCACCAGCCCTCCCAGCCACTCACCGGCAGACGTGACCAGATTGTCGGCCTGCGTTTTCAGGTCGCCATAAATGGCCGCCAGCGATTTATCGACCCGCTTAAGGGACAGGCTAAACTCGATTTTTCTCGCCGCTCCGTCGCTGAATAGCTCGGTGTGCGTATGAGTCACTTTGTCGATGACATACATGCCGTGGATCATGCCCGTTCCGTCAATCAGCGGCCACGCGCGCCCCTCGTCGGCCATCAGCTCGATGGCGGTCAGTGACAGGCGTCCGCCGGTAATTTCGGGATAGAGCACACCCGACAGCGTGCGCGTGGTTTCCCCTTCCCCGAGATACTGGTAAGCAGGTGGCTTGCCGATACGGTCGTTTGACGCCCAGCGGTAATCCTTCGAATACTGCATGGACTGATAGGGCAGCGTGCAGCGCTCAAACACAAACAAACCCAAAACCATTAACATGCTTTATCCCCCTCAGTCATGACGCATACTTGAGCGCTGACGCGCACGGTTTTCACGGTCGAGTTTATCGACAGCCTCGCGGAGCTGTCGGTCAAGGTCGCTGCCCGGTGCGATGCCTCCATTCAGGTTAATGTTGTATTCAGGCTTGCTCTGGTCGACGTAAGTCTTACCCGTCGGCGCCGTTACCGGCTGATATGCCTGATAGCCGCCATATGCTGAGGTTGCCGGAATATAAGACCCGTTTTGCGAGCCGGTGGCGGCACTGGCTTTTGCGGCCTTCTGGTCAAGGTCGCTCGATTCTTTATTGATAACCCCGAGCTTTTCCAGCAGCCAGTTAACACCGGTACGCAAGGTATTAAAGCTTTTGAGCGGTAACATCAGCGCTTCGGCCAGCATCTTACCGAACATCACACCCGCATTTTTGCAGTTGTCGAGCGTCTCCTGCGTCGATTTAACCGGTGAGATCAGGTCTTTAAACCACTGCCACGCCGCTTTAAGTTTTTCACCCAGCCAGTCAAAAACCGGCTTTAACGGTTCGAATAATTCCGTTACGGGGGCAAAAGCCTGCTTTAGCCCCTCCATTACGCCAGAGAAAAATGCGCTTATTGGCTCCCAGTATTTGCGGACGAGCAGCGCACCGGCGATGATGGCAACGCCAATAGCCACAATCGGCAAGGTAAGCGCCCCGAGCACGGTCATGATGGCACCGCCCACCACAGAGAAAACCGTCCCGAGCAGTGATGCACCGGCAATCAAAATATTAATGCCGGTAATGACCGGCCAGGCGACCAGACCAATTGCCCCGAGGATGCCAATAATTGCCAGTGCGCCGCCTGCTATGATGCCGATGGTCTGCGCCAGCCCCTGATTTTTCTGGATCCAGCCGTCGAGCTTTAACACATATTTCGTGGCAGTCTGGGTGAGCTTACGCAGTGACCCCTCCTGCTGATCAAACAGGTCAGTACCGACGGCCTCATAGGCTGACTGAAATTCTTTAAAGTCGCCGCCGAGGTTGTCCTGCATGATTTTGACCAGCTCAGCGGTTTTGCCGTCCGAGGCTTTAAACGCCGCCGTGAGTTGGTCGAGCTTACCGCTTGAGGCAGCGGTCATCAGTACCGCCGCCGCCGAGCTGGCCTCCTCACCAAAGATGGTTTTCATGTATTCACCGCGCTGGCTTGTTCCGAGATTGTTTTTCTCAAAACTGCGCTGCATTTCTTTCAGAATGGCAAATATCGGGCGCGTGTTGCCCTTGCTGTCAGACGTTTTAACGCCGAGCTCTTTGATGGCCTCGTATGCCTTACCGGTCGGAGCCTGCAGGCGACTCAGGACGGCACGGCTGCCCGTTCCCGCCATCGAGCCGGTGATTTTGGCGTCATGTAGCGCGCCGACCATTGCGGCGGTCTGCTCGATACTGACCCCGGCATTTTTTGCCACCGGCGCAGCATACGTCAGCGCGTCGCTCAGCCCGTCAAAGTCAGCGGCCGTTTTGTTCATCGTCATCGACAGCACGTCGCCGATGTGTGCGATCTGGTCGTTTGACATCTGAAACGCGGATTTCATACCGGTCAGCAGCGCGGCGTTTTCTTCCATCGAGCGACGGTTAGACAGCGCCATATTCAGCGTGACCGGCGTCGCCGCCTGAATCGCTGCGGCATCACCGCCGCTTTTCGCAATGATAATCTGCGCGCTCGCCGCATCGTCTGCAGACGCAGCGGTATTGTCCCCGAGCTGGCGCGCCTGTTTGCGCAGCGCCTCCATTTCGGGCGACTGTTTTTCGCCCCCGAGCACGGCCTGCAGCTCAGAGTTTTTCTGTGCAAAGTTATAACCGGGTGTGAGTAATTTTACTCCGGCCATCGTTCCCGCCGTGGCGATACCGACGCCCGCCGCGCCTGCCGCTGCAGCGCCTCCGGCAAGGGATTTACCGGCCTGATAACGCTCTTTAATGCGACTCAGTCGCGCCTGCTGTTGACTGACCCGCGCCAGTGCCCCGCGCTGCCGGTTGAGCTGCACGGTCGTCTCACTGATGCTGGTTTTCAGGCGGCGCTCATCCGCCGACAGGGTACGGGTATTAATACCAGCCCGCGCGAGCTCGGTACGCTGGTGCTGCACCGACTGCCTGAGGCTGTTGTATTTGAGCTGCAGTTCAGCGGCGGATTTCTTCGCCGCCTCCATCGCGCGCGCCTGCGCGGTAGTCGGGTTCTGCGTGTTTTTAAACTGAACGGCCAGCGCGGCGGCTTCCTGTTTCGCCCTGTTAAGCGACTGGCCGGTCACGGCAAGCTGTGCGCTCGCTTTCCTGAATCCGTCAATTCGGCCAGCCTGCGCATTCAGATCGCGCAGGCTGTTTTGAGAAGTGCGGATATCGCCAGCAAGGGTCTTGCTGGCAGTCTGGATAGACTTAAGCGGTCGGCTTGCCCGGTCAACTGCGTTCAGCAGTACCTCAATCCTGACGTTATTGCTCATGGTGGTGTCCGCTTCGCTGCAGCGCCTTATCGCGCCATGTGATGAGCTCGGTCACGCTCAGTGAATAAAGCTCTGATGGCGGCCAGTGAAAAATCACCGCGATATCCGCCATCAGGTCATCAACCGAAAGGTTATCCGGGAAGGTCAGCGAGCCGAAGATGGTGACAAAAAACCAACCACCTTACCGGCGAACAAAATCAGGTCTGACGCTTCCAGACGCATGACCTCATGCTCGGTGAGTGCCGGGTACGTCATACGCGGCAGCACTTTAATCAGCGCATCGACGTCTGAGTTTGCCAGCGACGCGAGACTCACACCGCGCAGAGTCCCGGCGTTGGGTCTGGTCACGGTCACCTGTTCGATTTTTTGCTCACCGCGCATGACGGGATTATCGAGGATCACAATGTTCGGGTTTTCGGTCTCGGTGGTGGCGGTTTCGTTGATGTTTTCCATGATGTTGCTCTCTTTGAATGTGAGTAAGTGACCGGCCAGCCCGGCTGACCGGTTGAAGGGTTACAGGCCGATGGCCTTACGGTGTTCTGCCAGACGGTCGACGCCGTCGACTTTCATCACCATGTTGACGACGTCAATCTCAATGACCTCTTTGCCGTCAATCGTGAGCTGGTAGTAAGAGCACTCGGTCGCGATTTTGGTCGTACCGCTTTCGCCCTGTTTGTTTTCGCCGCCGTCGAACTCCTTATGACGGCCACGCATGACCACCTCAACGGCAGAAATAGCGCCGGTGTCATCGCGCTGGAATGAGCCGGTGAAGCGCAGCGGCACGCTATCCGCCCCCGGTGACGCGTACTGCGCCCACATCTCAACGTCAGGCAGGCCGCCCAGCGTCCACTCAAGCGACAGCGCGTCGTCATCGAGACCGAGGTCAATCGACACCGAGCCGGGCATCCCGCCGCCACGGTATTTCTCAAGCTTACGGGTCAGCTTTGGCAGGGTGACGGATTCAACGACGCCCATGTAGCTGAGGCCGTCGTTAAACATATTCAGGTATTTCAGTTTGCGTGGTAACGCCATGCTCTGGGCTCCTTAGCTGTTGACCGAGTCTGACAGGTTCGCCAGATAGGTATCGGTGATGCGCTGGCGCAGGGTCAGGTTTTCCAGCGGCGGGACGGGGGTGTAGTCGTAATCGATATACAGCTTCCCGGCTTTCAGGGTTTCCACGCTGTTCGACTCCGGGTCGTACCAGCACGTGCCGTCAACGATATAGCCGTTGTTTTTCAGCTCGCGGAATTTAGCATTGATACCGGCGACAATGTCGCGGATAAGCGTTGCGGTAACGGGTTTATCAATCGCCCACGCGTGCGCCTCAGCCATAGTGTCGGCCAGCACCTGCGCCGTGCGGGTGTAGTTTTCAAACAGGAAAAGCGGGTCATCTGAGCAGGTACGGTTGCCCCAGAATTTAAAGCCGTCGTTACGGATGAGCGTTGTCACCCCGGCCTGATTCAGCAGGTTCGCGTCAGTGGCCTTCTCCTGCAAATCCCATGAGACCGAGGTGCTGACGCCGGTAACGCCATTCACGCCGACGTTGGACAGCGTTTTGTGCCAGCCGGTCTCCTGGTCGATTCTGGCACGCAGGCCGAGCGCGCGGGCGGTCGCCCATGCAATATCGGTTTCGTTCGCCGTGGTGTCCCATGCCAGAAAATCAGGGTGAATGACCATCAGCTCGCGCTGGCTGAAGTTTTCCCGATAGGCGATCGCCTCGGAAATGGTCTTGCAACCCCACGCGCTCACGTAGCCGAACGCGCGCAGGCTCTGACAGGTCGACGCAAGCGCGGTCGCCACTTCCTGCGTATCCAGTCCCGGCACGCCGAGAATGCGCGGCTTAACGCCGGTGACGGTTTTTGCCGTTAACAGCGCTTTCAGCCCGGTGTATTTGCCGTTTTCGTCGGTCGTGCCGATGATGTTGGAAATGGTTTCTTTCTGCGCCGCTTCCGGGTCTTCCGGGTCGTCGATACCTTCGGGAACGCGCACCACCACAATGACCGGCTTGCACTGGTCGGCGATGGCCTGCAGGGATTTTGACAGCGTGCCTTTTTTACCGGCTTTACCGATAGCTGTTTGCACACTGGTAATCAGCACCGGCTCGTTAAGTGGAAACGTCTTTTCGTCAGCATCGCTGGCCGTGCAGACCATGCCGATGATGGCCGTCGAGACGGTGGAAATGGTGCGCGTGCCATCGTTAATCTCGATGACCTCGACGCCGTGATGATAGTCGCCCATCTGTTTAACTCCGTGGTTAAGGGGTGCGACTATTTTCTGTTGTGTGCTGTACGGGTGCGATGCAATGCCGTTGGTGGGGGAATGAAACAACAAACAAAAGCCCTCCGGGTGGAGGGCTCAGGTCAGACTGGTTTTTCAGGCCATTCTATTGATGGCGCCGCGCTGATATCGAGTCGGTTTAACATCACCCGGTAACGCTTCCAGCGGGTGAGCAATTCAGCCTCTTCCCCGGTGTCTATCCCGAGCTCGTAAGCATCCTGCAGCGGCGTGATTCTGGCGTTAGCCTCAGCCATCAGTGCAGTCCGGGTTTCTTCAGCCAGTGCAATGAGCGCATCAGCCGAGGGCTCCGGCGGGTCGACTAAAATGGGGTTTCCGGCCTCGTCAGCGGCAATCACTTTTCCCGTGGATTGCCCCTCACGCAGCGAAAAGTATGATTCTTCACTGATTTCCACGGCATCAGCAGGAGTGGATTTATTCACCTCATCGCAATAAAAACCCAGCGTTGTTTTCGAAAAATAATAATTCATCTTTTATCTTCCTAATAACCAATTGCAAACCAGCATAACTGGCGATCTGTTGCGGCAGTATTTGACAGGGAATATTGTGATGCCGATTTAATAAATCCCGTCATTGAGTTTTCGCCAGCCGTTCGCTCGATGTTGTTTGATACCGTCAGCGATGCGCAACCAGTCGGAAACGAAACAGGGAAACTTAATGTTCGCGTGGTTGCCCCGCTAACGCTCTCAATCCCCCACTGAAATATCATTCCCGTGTTGGAATCTTTAAACCATCCGCGCGACCCTCTCGATGCGGTATTGACCTTCTGGAAAGTGCTGTTAGCCAGCGACTTGGTATAAAAACGGTTATCGAAATTCTCATAGCTACCCGGCTTAATCTGGCCTCTCGCCTCCACATGCCCGCCACGGGTATCGACAAAGACCGTGACGCCCTCACTGCCGGTGAGGGTGCAATAGAATCCGATACCGTTCCATGATTTCAGCATCAGGTTATTACTGGAAAAACCTGCGCTATCCTCGCCCTGATAAATCCCCGTTGCGTTCCTGATTTTCACGCCTTCAGAGAAAGCGACCTCTTTCAGGAAAGTGCCCCCCTTTGACGCTGAAACGGCATCGACTTCATCAGCCGTGGGCGGGTTATTTGAATCGTAAAGCTTAATCCAGCCGTGCCACTGGCCGTTAATTTTTGTCCGGTGGCGCAGGGGCTCTTCCGGGCTACCTGCACGCCAGCCAATCTGTCGACCAGTATTCTGGTCGTACTGGCAATGAATCAGCTCAGAGGCCTTACTCGCAACCGGGCCATGAACACCCTCGGCGCTCATTCTGAAAAAACCATTAAAATTGATATTATTAGCATCAGTCAGACTGACACCTGCCACCGCACCCACACCAAAGTCACCGACCTGTAAGACTCGCCCTTCGGTGGTATCTGTGCGGGAGGTGGTCGCATCTTTTTTAGCCGCCGTGCCCGCATCATCCAGATTCGAGGTTTTCAGGCTGATATCTTTGGTGCCGTCAAAATCCACACCTGCAATTTTTCGCGCGGTGGCGAGTTTATTTGCGGCTTCCGCTGTACCTTTAACTGGTAACGCGCCGACATCGTCAGCCGTGGGCTTATACCCCTCATGGTAGATAGCCTTGTCGTCATACTTCAGCTCGCCCGTATGCTTCAGTTGCAGAAACTTATTCGACGCACCGTTAGCGATATAAACATCAGAGTTACCCACCCCAAACGACACGCTGCCGATCGCGTTTTTAATTCCAAACCCGCCTGTCAGCCAGCCGCCCGCAAGCGGTAAACGGCTATTTGCATTATCGTTAGCCGCTTTAACCGCTTTTGGCGTCGCTGCGACGCTCTCAGACGCGCTGTCTACCGCGCTACTGAGCTGGACGATACCCTTTTGCGCCGTGGTGGCGTCCTGAGCCGTATATTTCCCCTTAGCAAGGTCATACGCCGCCTTTACCGCTTTCGGCGTTGCTGCGACGCTCTCAGACGTGCTGTCGGTCGCACTGCTTAACTGCGTGAAACCCTTTGCTGTGAGCGTGGCGTCAGGGTGACGGCGGGACTGCTCATGCTCCGCGAGCTTGTCGTCAACGTAGTCCTGCGTTGCCATTACCATTGAGGTGTCAATCGTGAGCTCGACCGACTCGATGTCGCTTACCATGATGACCATACGCACGGTCTGCGCACGGCCTGAGCCCTCTGCCAGCGCTGGCTTGTAGCTTTCGGCCATATTACCGACCGCAATCAGCGTGCCGGTATCATCATAAAGCCCCATTTCACGCATCCAGAAACCGCCGGTCTCCGGCGGGATAAGCAGCTCCGCCACGACATAATTTTTGTTTTTATTGTCCTGGCTGATTTTGTTCAGCGCGTGACGCCAGACCTCTTTGACGAGCTTTGTCTGGTTCGGGTCAGGCACCGGCAGCGTGCCGCCACCGTCGCCGATGGCCATCGCCGTAAAATTCACTTTTTTCCCGTTCGGGACGGTCGCTGCGGCCAGCTTAACTGCACCGGCTTTGGTGATGACCGTTTTGTATTTCACTGTCATTGTTCTCTCACTTATCCGGGATAAACCGTGATGATGTCGCCGTCATACGTCAGCGCGCCGGTGTAGAGATAGCCCGGCACATCCTGAATAATGTTGAGGCCGATAAGATGGCGGCTGGCTGGCTTTGAATCGGCAATGAGCCGCTCCATCTCGTAATACATTTCCTCGGTGATGCCGGTCTCTAACACACCGATATCGAGGCGAAACGTGCCGGGCGGGTCGTTCGTTTCCCACCACTCGGACACGTTAATCAGATAGCCGAGCGGCTCAACCACGCGACGCACCGCCCCAATCGTTCCTTTGTGCGCATGGATAAACCACGCCGCGCGGATCACATCCCGCTTTGTGGCCTCCGGCCAGTTCTCATCCCAGCGGTCAACGGAAAACGCCCACGCCAGCCACGGCAGCAGATTTGCCGGGCAGTCGTCAGGACTCCAGAGGCGACGCAGCGGAACGGGGGTATTTTCAATCTCAGCGCAGGCGCTCGCCGCCGCCACCTCAAGCGGTGACGAGCCCACCGGCAGCAGGCGGGTATCATTCATCATTGCCCCCGATCGTCACGCTGTACTCGCTGCACCATGACGCCTGCGTCTCATCGAGCACGATGTCGGCCACCGGTTCGGCCAGCTCGACACGCTGCACGCCTTCGACGTGGAGCGCGGCATAAATCGCCGATTTGCGGATATCGCGCCCGAGCCGGTGCTGCGCGGTGATATACGCCTGCAGCTTTGCTTTCGCAGCACTGAGCACCGGCTCACTTTCGGGACCGGGGTAAAGGTAAAGCGACGCGGTGATTTTATAGTCGACTATGTTCGCCGACTGCACGGTCACACGGTCTGCAACCGGCCTCACATCCTCATCGTTGAGCGCGTTGCGCACGATGGCGAGCAGCTCGTCAGACGCCACGCCGTTATTTTCGCGGGACAGCACCGTCACCGTGACACACGCAGGCGCGGGACTGATGACCGAAATATCGGCGACCCGCCCGTCAGCGCTGCGGCCATGAAACTGATATGAGCCGGTAGAGCCTGCGGTACTCAGCCCCTCAAATGCCTGTTGAATGCGCAGACGGTAGTCGGTGTCCGATTCCATCACGGCAGGCGTTGGCGGTAACGTGGTGTCGTCTGCAGGCGTGATAACAAGGCGCTTGACGTTGTAATTTGCACCTATCTGGTCGAGGTCTGCGCCAGTGGCGTAGGCCAGCATGACCGCGCGCGCGGCCTCGTTGACGCGCTGTCGCCAGATAACTTCCCGATAGGCGTTTTCCTGCAGCAGCTTAACAATCGGCTCTGATTCGAGCGTCAGCGTGCGCGCGACGGCCTCCTGTTGTTCCTCGGGATAAAGCGAGACGAGCGTAGCCTTTCGCTCGCTCAGGATGGTTTCATAGTCCAGTTCTTCCACGACGTCAGGCGCGGCGAGCTGGTTAAGGTCAACAATTGCCATAGCGTTTAACTCAGTGGAATGGTTAGTGAAAAAGGCTGGCCGCCGGTGGAGCGGGTGCCGGTGATGTCGACATACAGCCCGCCGTCGGTCTCCGACCGTTCAAAGGTGATGGTCGAGAGATTTACGCGGGGCTCCCACTTCTGGATCGCGGAATAGCACGCGGCCATAATCTGCAGGCGCAGCGCCGGGGTTTGCGGCTGGTCAATCATCTGTGACAGAAGCGAGCCGTATTCACGGCGCATGACGCGCGAGCCAACCGGCGTGACCAGAATGTCGCGCACGCTTTGCCGGATATGCTCAACCTCAGAGATACTGAGGCCGGTCTGGCTGTTCATTCCCAGATAACGCACCGTCATTGCGTCCCCTTAGTCCAGCTTCCGCCGCTCTGTACGTTGCCGTGCGCGTGGTTATCCACCTGCACGCCGTTTGATTTAAATGTCCCGCCGGTGTGCTCGATGTTCCCGCTCATTTTCCCGCCTTTCTGCACTTCGAGCGTGCCGGTCGTCAGCTTGTTGGTGCAAACCACCTCCGGCGTATCGAGCGTGATGCGGGTTTCAGCTTTCACCAGTACCAGCGGCACGGTGGCCGTAATGGAGTCCGACGCGGTGACGTCAGCGGTTTTGATGCCTGACACGGTGAGCGCACCGCTTTCGGGCTCGTACTCGATAACCGCCCCGTCAGGAAAGGAAACATGAAGCGCATCAGGGGAGGCAGACGGCGCGGGATGGTCATCCGAGAAAATGCCGGGCAGCACAAACGCCGTATCGAGCTCGCCGCCGACAGCAAGCAAAAGCACCTGCTCACCAACAGAAGGAGCCCACCATACGCGCGAGCGACCGGCGCGGCAGGTCAGCCAGTTTAGCCAGGTGGTTTCCATACCGCCGGTCTGGACACGACAAAGCCCCTCGTCGTAGTCGACGTCGGTCACGATGCCGGTGCGGATAAGGTTGCGGATCGCGCGTGCGATTTCCTGCAGAGAATTTAGATTATTCATGGGGAAAGGATGCCGCCGAATTAAAACAGCGGCAATTAAACGGAGTTTGTTAATCAGTGATACAACATACAATGAGTATTATAAGGCCTTTATTAAATTTGAATACAACTAAACTCTAGAGAGATTAAGCAGTTGCAGTCTTTAAAGCATCTCATTTGTTAATTAATAACTAAAAGCCTCCCGTTTATGATGAGGCTTTATACTTTAGCTAATTTCTCTTCCTAGGTTTTTCTTCAAGTTCATTTAAGAATTCAAAGAAAGAACTAAGATCAGCTTCAACCTCTTCTACACTAGGATATGGATCCCCAATCGCAGCAGCACTATCATGCCCTCTAAAATAAGTACTGCATTTGGACATAGCAAAATCAACCCTATCTATATCAGACTGACATATATCAATTAATCTTGCTAGTCGTTGCGTAGAGACACCACGTTCAAAACGAGTAACCACTTTATTAAGTAATTTTTCCTCGACCAATCTTTCCCACGCCTCACGTAAATAGCTATAAAACTGACAGCAAGCATCACGCAGTTCGGTTGTTGTTGTTTCATCCTTTTTTTCGAGCCGTTTTATATCTTGCAATTTTACTTTTAAAAAACCATATCTTGCCCGAGTAGTCATAGCTTCCCAAGGAGCTGAGTTTTTAACTATTCCGGCAAATTTACGCGAACGCTCTAGTGCTATAGTTGAGTGTTCAGTTTCCGTCCCTTCAGCCACCTCTAATAATAACTTGTAGAAAACTATGTTGTGCGTTAATATCACGACCTGCCTTCTTTGCGATTCTAAGACTAATCGCTTAGCCACTCGACTACTCCATTCATGACTTAATGAGTTAACTGGATCGTCAAATATAATCGCTGATTTTCTAGAATCAGCTTTCATTTCTGCTAAGAAACTGGCAATAGCAATACATCGTTGTTCTCCCTCACTAGCAACTGAAAGTGCGCCAATGACGTTATTATTCCGATCTGCCAAAGACAATTTAAACTGTTGAACACCTGAGCGATTACGAGATTCAACCTTGACTCTAAAACGATCAAATCCGAAACTCTTTAGTTCATCATTGAATGCTGATACAAGGGGCTCAACTACACCGGATCTATAAATACTCGATGACAGAGTAGAAATTGTGGCAGTATTACACTGAGACAGAATTGAATTAAGTTTTTCAACCTCTTTATGACGTCTCAAATTCGCCACAATAATTTCGCGACAATCCAATATATACTTCCTGTCTTCGAGACTAACTAACTCCAGCTCCTTAGTCTGAATGAAGTTATTCAGTTCTTCATCCGACTCAATAACCAATAGCTTTGCATTAATATCTTCAATTATATTTTTATTTTTGTAATACTAGTTATCATTAATGGAAGATGAGGTAAAACCGATTTTCCCACTAAAATATCTCTTCTTCCTTCAAGTTTTAAAGTCATACTAATGACTTCGTCACCTAACTCTTGAAACTCATTATTTAAAAGAGAAATCGCTGCACTATAGGGAGTAAGATCGAAGGAAAGAGCCAGAATCTTATTTAAAGCATCATCATATTCGCCTTTAGCCAATATCGCTTCCTGCTCCGATTGATCATTTAAATATTTGTATAACCCCTCCATCTTACTTTCGCTCTCATTATTAATTTCCTGAAAACATACAGGGCAGAACTCCCCTGCAACCATCGGGAAATGTTTTTTTTCATCATGTTGAATAAAATGCTGCGTTGCCAGCCATATCTTTTGCCAACTTACACCCGCAATATTATCAAAAGGTAAGTTCTGAAGTGTTGTTTTACGTAACTCCTCACATACAGTCGCAGTTTTTTCTTTTCCTGCCTTTAATTTTTCAAGTGATTCGATAGCTTTATCATCTAGTAACTTCACAAGTTTATCGCAAAATATTACAAGAGGGTCTAGCGTTGCTTTCCTTTGCTGCAAATTTTTTCTTAATGTCTGCGGGGTTTGCGATTTGAAATGGTAGACCTCCTTTTTCAAAGGCTCTATTTTTTCTAATTCTTCAAGCGTGATACAATGCTCGTTTATTTCATCCTCAAGTGTATCCGCAGATAGATTACTAAAAAACATAGCTGCAGCACTAGATGATTTCAAGCCATCCAGTTTGATAAAGCCATTGTTTCCCATTGTATCTTCTTCTATGTGGGCTCTGACACTATTTACTGCCCTAACTAACTCGGCCAATAAATTCAAACCTACTGGTTTAAACCCAAGCGCATCTTCCTTATTGATATAGTGATTAGCTGAAGAACTATCAAACACTCTTATTGACTTCAGGGCTTCAATACTGGAAGTATTATTATCCCATAAAAAAACCTCATCTAATCCGTTTACTGTTACACTAATCTCTGCTTGTGGCGGAATTTGTTCCTTTGAAAAAACATCCCCTAATATTTGAGGGCAATCCCCTCTAGTTAAGCATGTGTTTTTTAATATACTTGAATAACTTGATTTGCCTGCGCCATTATCACCATAAACAATAAACAACCCTTGCTCAGGGAAATTTATAGTTTGGTTTTCAGCTAGCAACCCAACACCTTTAACATTACATAGAGTTTTGAGTGAAACTTCATTTTGCTCTGAAGTAAATCCAGTAAAATCCAAAGTTTCTACGGCTCTTTCGTAGACTTCATTTCCTTCAAGAAGACCATGCTCGGTTTTTGCTATTTTTAGAATAATACTCAAGCATTCTTGATCTAATGACCCATGAGTCAACGATAACCTTAAAGCGTGTCTCCACCAAACAGGTTTTCTTTGAGCCCATTCAGCAATACTCTCGATAGGTGTCATACAAATTCCTTTAGTATTCTATTTTTTAACCTAAAGCTATGGTAGTACGACGACTATAAAGCAATAAAGCTAATTAATTAATGATTTCCATCCAAAAAAAAACAATTTTTTGTTCACGAACAAACGAGTTTTGTATGATGTACAGCAACTTTTTGACAGCACATTATCAATAGCAAACTTATAATAACCAACAAAAATAAAAGCGGGGCTTCATAATATAAAATCAACGATTAACTTTTCAACCATCACTCTGTCTAGATGTTCAATACCTAACAACATACGCACTGGGTATTGCACAGCATCTACATGACAATTAGGCTGGTCCTTAAGCCCGTAATGATGAATGCGCGCGATGCGCTGTACCTTATCGGTAAATTCCACCACTGCGTTATTTTCACGGCCAGTGGCTTTCATGTACCGGCTTGTGCGTAGCTTCTGGAACATCGCCCGTTTAATCCGCCCGGTCTTAGCCCTAAGCGGCTGACGCTTTCGCGCCTGATACGGCGAGCCGTCCGGGGCTTTTTGCTGTTTGATGCGTTGCTGCTGCGACTTGCGCAGCTCCTTTGCTATCTCTCCGGCCAGCTTCCGGCGTGCAGCCGGTGACAGGGCAGCTATCAGACCATTGAGTCGGTCGTCAAAGGGCTTAAATTCACTCATCCCATTTGCTCACCAGTTCGCCGTTGATATAAAGCTCTTTTGGCCGGGTGACGGGCTCCGGCAGCGGCGGCTCAGGGGCATAGCTTACGTGCAGCGCGCCGTTTTCCTCTTTGATAAGGGTTCGCTCGGTGAGCTGCAGGCTGATGCTGATATCGACGCTGTCCCCGTCGTTCAAATCCATCTGGAAACGGTAGCCCTTTTTGCGGCCGTCATCGAGCGTGCAGATATCCGGCTGGTTTTCCCTGAGCCATGCAGCCACCGGCACGAAAATCATGTCAGGGTCGCCCACAAAATCACACACGATCACATTCAGGGTATAAATTTTCTCGTGCGACAGCGAGGCCGCGAGCCGCGCATCGATATTCCCCTCATCGGCAAAGATGCGCATCATTTCGGGGTTTGTTTCAAGCTGCGGAACGGCTTTAATCAGCGCTTCGCGCAGGCTGCGTGCTTTCTTCATCGAGTTTATCCTGACAGTCTTTGACGGTTTCAACCTGCAGCGCGCAGGCGGCGAGCGCGTGCTCAAGCCTGCGAATATCGGCGCTCAGGTCGCCATTAGTGGCCGGGTCGCTTCCCGGCATCGGGCAATAGCTCACCTTCGGGCAGGCGCTGTAAACAATGACCGGCGGAGGCGCAGGCGGCGCGGGTGTGCAGCCGACGCACAACATCAGGCAGCTCAGCGCTGTACCAGCGGCGTAGGGTTTCATTCTCATTTATCAGCCTCGTAATGGTTTGTTCACGCCGCACGGCCATTGCACCTGCGGCCAGCAGTTCGCCGCGTAGACTGACCTGCGCAGTTTCATTTCGCCGGGCAATTCCCTGCGACACGGAAAGCTGATTTTTCAGCATTCCGATCGCGGTTTTTTGTTCAGTGGCGACCCTGTTCGCCCGTTCAAACGAGCGCGTCAGGTTGCCGTTTTCATGACGCTGCCAGAGCACAACCGCAATAAGCGCGGCCAGTAAAAACAACATCACTTTCATTGAATCCCCCTCAGGCAGTAAGCTCGCTCGCGCGCGCGGCGGTTTTCCAGCCCCTTGTTAATTTCGCCGTTCACGTAAACCCAGCGGGTGAGCTGGTCGCACGCCTGCGGCCATTGCTGGCGTTTGATAAACGAGACCAGCGTCGACCGGCAGGCCGCGCCGGTTCCCACGTTGAATGAGAAACTGACCAGCGCGTCGTAAACCTGCGGCGGCATTTTCACCGGCGCGCACACGGCCAGACGTTTCTCGACGTTCAGCACATCCGCGACGAGGTTCGCCGCCGCCTGCCGTTCGGTGATTTCCCCCTTCGGCACGACGCCTGCAGTGTGGCCGATGCCTGACGTCCACACTCCCGCGCTGCACTGGTAAGGGGTCAGGCGACAACCTTCGAGGTCGGCAATCAGCGCCAGCCCCCCGGGCGAGGTGTTAAGCAGACGAAAGTCAGGCACCAGCGCTGCCAGCGCCAGCACGGCGGCCACACTGCACTTTTTAACGATTGATTTCACGAATAGCCCCTTTATCGAGTCCGAGAGACGTCAGATAGAGATAGGTTTTGCGCTTAAACCAGTAGTTCGTCAGCGCGGTAAAAATGGCGCATCCGCCGCCCACGTAAAGCGCCATTCTTTCGGGTGACATTGCTCCGAGATACGCCAGCGCAACCGCCAGCCAGTAGGCGATAAACGTGGTGATTTTTTCCATACTCAGTCCCATAGATACACCGTTTCGGTTCTGGCCGCGCTTTCGGTCTCGGGCAGCTCTATTCCCGTGCCGTGTGGCAGGATCACACCGAGCTCAGACAGGCCGGGATTAGCCTCTAAGACGGTTTCGACCACGCCCTCAGTGCGCCCGTAGTACCGGGCGCAAATCGCGTCGAGGGTGTCGCCCTGCAGCGCATACGCTTTCATCAGATTTGCCCCACAATGCAGCGCGCTTTGTCCTGGATGCGCGCCACAGACCAGCGCATATCCCGCCACATTTCATCGATAGTGCTGTCGATGCTGTCGGCTTTTTTGTCGCCTTTGGCGGTCGCATCCACGCCGCGAAAACGCTCATAAAGCGTGGCCGTCGTCATCGAGCACACGGCGTTGAAGTAGTGGAAAACGCGCACACTTTCGCCGTCGAGTTTGTCGGTCGGGACATCCGCCAGCGTGGCGTAACCGGCATCGAGCTGAACTTCGCGCCAGTCGCTCAGCTCCGCGTTAGTCTCCGCAATGGCGGTCTTAATCGCCCGGCGCAGGCGCACGGGGGAAACGGTCTGCTCCAGTCGCATTTCTTCCCGCACGCGCTTCGGATCAACGTCAGGAAAAAACGGGGTGTTTTTGATTACCGGCTCGCTCACGCCCGGTGGCGGTATCACCACGCCCGGCACATCCTGCGGCTCTTTTTTTGGCTCAATAATCAGCGTCGTCATGACAACCTCGGGTAATAGGTGGGCGGTGGACGCCGTTCGCAGTCAGGGTAAGGAATACCCGCATTGATCGGCGTGCCGCCCGGCTCGGGGAGCGCTCGGTTAACCTGCGGCTTTTGCCGCCTTTGGTGGACGCCCGCGCCATGCCGCCGGTTTAGCGGCAGGTTTGCGCGTGCGCGGTTGAGTCGTTTTGGTTTTCGGGGCGGGTTCAGGTTTTGGCCTGAGCTGGCGCGCTAACTGCTCGATATCTTTTTTCACCCCGATAGTGCTTTCTAGCTGGATCGCACGCTGCAGGTGTGCCAGCGCCTCGGGCAGTTGCTTCGCATCACGCAGCACGTAGCCGGTGATTTTGTGCAGCTTCGCACGCACGATATCGGGCATATCCGCGCGCTCCGTCAGCGCGATGGTGTCGAGCAGGTTCGCCAGTTCGACCGGCTGTTTTGCAGCGAGCAGGCGCTGCGCGGCGAGCGTGACCTCTTCGGCCAGCAGGCACGGCGTCGGACGGCGACCGACCGGCATGGTGAGGCTGTAGGTCATGGCGTAACGGGCTATCTCCAGCGCCCCGGCGATATCGTCAGCATCAAGACGCCACAGCATGACCGTCATGACGATGTCATCCTGCGCCCCTTTACCACTGTCGAGGACGCCAGCCACCCACGGCAGATAGAACGGCAGCAGCTCGCGCTTTTTCGCGGCTTTACGCTCTTTTGAACTGATTTGTTTTAGCGTGCGGTTGTCTGCGGCCAGCTTAACGAGCATCTGCTCATAGGCAGTTGCATTACGCAGCGAGACTGCAGCCCGCTGCGCAGTTTCAGAGGCCGAGACCCGCATCATGTGACGCGCTGCGGGACTCGTCATGGCTTACTCCCCGCCTTCCGGTGCAGCAGGTGCGGTGAAGTCACCGAGCGTGATGTTTTCAATCAGGCACCCGGCGGCGTAAGCCTCGACCACGTAGTCGATATTCATTGACTCGTAGTTTTCGACGCGGTCTTTTTTCGGCTCTTCGATGATGGCGCGGCGGTGTGCGTCATCCATGAAGTAAATCGACAGGTTGTCGAGGCGCGTCACCATCAGGGCATTAGCCGGGAAGTACGGCACGCGCACGGCTGGCAGGTTGCCGATTCGCTTCTGGCTGATGATGATGTCAGCGGCCAGCGACTCGGTGTTTGCCTGCTCTTTGTTAACGATAGGGAAATATTTATCCGCCATCAGCTTACGCCCGGTGATGACAACCAGCTCCGGGTCATCCTGATAAATCTCGTCAATCAGATTGCCGGTGGCATCCATGACCAGCGCGTCGAGGTTCGCATAGTCGCCGTTTTTACCCACGCGGATCACTTCAGAAATTACCGCCCCTTCCTCGTCGGTAATTTTTGACATCACGCGCGCTGGCGCTTCATTGCGGTACTTCTGCAGCCAGCCGGTCGCCACGTCCTGCAGCATAGGGTTTTTCGCACGGTCAGACGTTGCCGCGCGCTCGATGCCGTTGAAACCGGCCATGATGAAATCGAGCGACTGACGCTTGATAATCGCGTCGCGGATACGGGTCTGGAAGTCCTGGAATCGCGCCCACAGGTCGAGCTGTTTGTAGCGGATATGGAAGTCAAAGTTAATCTGCGCGCACTCGTATTTGTTAGACTCCAGCGCGGTGAAATCAGCGGTTTTACGCTCGTCGTCACCGGTGGTGTCGGCAGTGCTGGCAATCGTACCGTTAACGCCAACCCCGACTTTTTCGCCTTTCAGCTCGTCGACCGGCACGATGTTGATTTTGGTCAGAAACGCGGATGACATCTGCAGGGTGGTCATCAGGGTTTGCGTGACCGACGGCTCGACGGTGAATTTCTTCGCCACATCATCGGTGGAAACGCCGTTCAGCTCCGCAACGCGGGACAGGTAGGCATTGAATTTGAAGCGGGTATCTTTACGCATGGTTATTCCTGTTCGGGTAATAGGTATCTGGCCGGGCTGCACGCCCGGCGGGTTATCAGCAGTTGGTCAGCAGCTCGTCGCCGGTACCGCCTTTTGAACGCTCGCGGCGCGGCTGGCGCTGGCTTTCGGTGCAGTCGAGGGAGCTTTTCAGTGAGGTAAACGCCTGCGCGTTTTCATCGACTTTGCTGGTCACGTCCTGCTTAAGCTGCGCAAAAGCGGTCTCCAGCTCGGTGATGCGCTGGTCGGTGGCGGTGAGGTTGGTTTGCACCAGCTCGGTGACGGTGGTGACAGCCTCATGCACATCGGCGAGACGTGCATCATCGCTGGCCTGTTTGCGGCTGAAGATGGCCTTAACCTTGTCGGTCAGGCTGTTGAGCATGGTGTCGGGAACGTCCTCAAATTCCAGTTCAGCCAGAGAGGCGACAGAAAAAACGTCGTCTGGCTGGTCTTTTTTTCCGGCGAGCGGGTTCTGCGTGGCGCGGCTGCAGAATTCGAGGTATTCCGTGCCGAGGCTTGCCGGGTCATCGGTGACGGCAAGGCCAACGAGGTAACATTTGCCGCTGTTGGCAAAGTTCGGGCGGATCTCCATCGAGGTGTAAACCTTCTGACCGGCTTTCACCATGCTGACCAGCTCATCGAGCGGCTGAATTTTGCCAAACAGCGCTTTTTTGCCATCGAGCGCAGAGCCATCACTGATAATCTCCGCCTTAAGCTCGGTCACATCGCCATAACGTTTAAACTGGCTGTCAGGCATCAACCCCCGGATATGTTCGAGGTTAATGCGGCAGCCGTAGACGCGCGGGTCGAACATGTCGGCCATATCCTGAATATCATCGCCGCTGATGACGCGGCCGTCGCAGGTGTCACCCTCGACGCCGATGCGAAACCATTTAGAAACTTTCTTTGCCATTGTTCAGGTGTCCTGATGTTGGGTTTTCGGGTCGGGGTTAGTTTCCCGACTCTGACCCGTATCAGCCACCGCTTACGATCTGATTAGATCTGACACAACAGGCACTTAGCGCGATTACCCCCCTATTTCCTTAGCCTTGCCACGTCACACCAAAAACGAGGCAAGCATGACCTTTTCAACTGATCTTTCTCTGTTAAATGACCCGCGACGACAGGCGCGGCTGTTGTACTGGCAGGGGTTCGCCGTACCGCAAATCTGCGACATGCTGCAGCTCAAGCGCCCGACCGTGCAGAGCTGGAAACAGCGGGATGGATGGGAAGAAACCGCGCCGATTAACCGCGTGGAATCGACATTAGAGGCGCGGCTTATCCAGCTCTACGCTAAGCCAGACCTGACCGCCCATGACTTCAAAGTCGCGGATTTTTTGTCGCGCCAGATGGAGCGGCTCGCGCGCATTAACCGCTACGGCCAGACCGGAAACGAGGTGGATTTAAACCCCAATATCGCCAGCCGTAATAAAGGGGATCGCAAAAAGCCGAAACGCAATTTCTTCAGTGATGAAGCGATTGAAAAGCTGGAAGAGATTTTCTTCGGCCAGTCGTTTGACTATCAGCTCCGCTGGCATAAAGCGGGATTAGAGCACCGCATCCGCCACATCCTGAAATCCCGCCAGATTGGCGCGACGTTCTACTTTGCGCGTGAGTCACTCCTGCGCGCGCTTAAGACAGGGCAAAACCAGATATTTTTGTCGGCCAGTAAAACGCAGGCTTACGTGTTCCGTAAGTACATCATCGCCTTTGCCCGTCTGGTTGATGTCGATCTGTCAGGCGACCCGATCGTCATTGGCAACAATGGCGCTGAGCTGATTTTCCTCGGGACCAATTCCAACACCGCGCAGAGCCACAACGGCGACCTGTATGTCGATGAAATTTTCTGGATCCCCAATTTCCAGAAGCTGCGCAAAGTCGCGTCGGGCATGGCCTCGCAGTCGCACCTGCGCACCACCTATTTTTCGACGCCGTCCACGCTGGCGCACGGTGCTTACCCGTTCTGGTCAGGCGAGCTGTTTAACCGTGGTCGCAGTAACCGCGACGAACGTGTCGACATCGATATCAGTCATCAGGCGCTTGCCGCTGGCATGCTGTGCGGTGACGGCCAGTGGCGGCAGATTGTCACCATTGAGGACGCGCTCGCCGGAGGGTGCACCCTGTTTAACCTCGACCAGCTTAAGCAGGAAAACAGCGCGGATGACTTCCGTAACCTGTTTATGTGCGAGTTCGTCGACGATAAAGCGTCGGTATTCCCGTTCGAGGAGCTGCAGCGCTGCATGGTCGATGCGATGGAAGAATGGGAGGACTACGAACCCTTTGCCGACCGTCCGTTTAACTGGCGCCCTGTCTGGATTGGTTATGACCCGTCACACACCGGCGACAGCGCAGGCTGTGCGGTGCTGGCTCCGCCGCTGGTTGCCGGTGGCAAGTTCCGCATTCTTGAGCGTCACCAGTGGAAAGGCATGGATTTTGCCGCGCAGGCCGAGGCCATCCGGGCGCTGACCGAAAAATACACCGTCGACTATATCGGCATCGATGCGACCGGCATCGGCCAGGGTGTTTACCAGCTCGTGCGCTCATTCTTCCCGGCGGCACGCGCCATCCGTTACACGCCGGAAATGAAAACGGCGATGGTGCTGAAAGCAAAAGACACCATTCGACGCGGGTGTCTGGAATATGACGCCGGTGCGACCGACATCACTCAGTCATTCATGGCTATCCGCAAAACCATGACCAGCAGTGGCCGCAGCGCCACCTATGAAGCCAGCCGCAGTGAGGAAGCCAGCCACGCAGATATCGCGTGGGCGACAATGCACGCCCTGTTAAACGAGCCGCTTTCCGCCGGTAGCGGTATGCAATCAAGCTCAATTCTGGACATTAACTAAGATGAAAAAACGCCAAAATAAACAGCCAAAACAGACCAACATGACTGCCAGCGCACCGCAAAAAATGGAGGCATTCACCTTTGGCGAGCCGTCACCCGTTCTGGATCGCCGCGACATTCTCGACTATGTCGAGTGCATCAATAACGGCAAATGGTACGAGCCGCCGGTCAACTTCTCCGGGCTGGCGAAAAGCCTGCGCGCCGCCGTGCACCACAGCTCCCCGATTTACGTGAAGCGCAACATTCTGACGAGTACCTACATCCCGCATCCGTTGCTTTCACGTCAGGATTTCAGCCGCCTTGTGCTCGATTATCTGGTCTTTGCTAACGGCTATCTTGAGAAGCGCATGAGCGTCACCGGCCAGCTATTTAAGCTGGAAACCTCCCCGGCCAAATATACCCGCCGTGGCGTGGAGGATGGCGTTTACTGGTACGTGTCGGACTTCACTCACCCGCACCAGTTCGCGCCCGGCTCGGTGTGCCATTTGCTGGAGCCCGATATCAATCAGGAGCTCTACGGGATGCCTGAATACCTGAGCGCGCTCAATTCAGCCTGGCTGAATGAATCCGCCACGCTGTTTCGTCGCAAGTATTACCAGAACGGCGCGCACGCGGGTTACATCATGTACGTCACCGACGCGGCGCAGAGCAGCACTGACGTTGAGTCGCTGCGTTCCGCGATGCGGGATTCGAAAGGGCTCGGGAATTTCAAAAACCTGTTTTTCTATGCCCCGAACGGAAAACCGGACGGCATCAAGATCGTGCCGCTGAGTGAAGTCGCCACGAAGGATGATTTTTTTAACATCAAGAAGGTGAGCGCCGCCGACCTGCTCGACGCGCATCGCGTGCCGTTCCAGCTCATGGGCGGCAAGCCTGAAAATCTCGGCTCGATGGGCGATATCGAGAAGGTGGCGCGGGTGTTTGTGCGTAATGAGCTGACGCCGCTGCAGGAGCGTTTCAAAGAGATTAATGATTGGTTAGGAATGGAGGTGATCCGCTTTAAGGATTACGGCATCGAGACCGACTAAACTCCGCCCAAAATGCCGCCTCAGGGCGGCATCTCCTCAGAGCGAGCCAGACGCCGCACACGTGACGCAACTGCGCCAACACCTCATAAGCCGACCGCACCCAACAGCGCGCCACCACGACGCGCGCAGACGCGTAAAATAAATCCTGTCACCACGCCCGGCGCGCAGTGCTATCCCCGCCTCGCCTGCCCGCTTAAAAGGTCGGTTTGAATGCAGTTGCATGCACCGTTTAAAGCCCTGACGCATCGAGCGATTGTTCAAAAAAGAACAATCGCTTAATGCATGCATTTTGATGCAGCCGAATGCATGGCTTACTACTTAGCTTTAATGACGGGATGAGCCCTATCATGACCCCCGCCTAAAAACTTAGAAAAGATAACTTTGTCTTGGCTTACTGGTTTTTTTCCATAAACACTGTCGTAATGGAAAAAAACCTGAGGTTGATTCGAAACATGAATAAATCCATAAGCTAAACGAGTGTCTCCGATCACTCCGACCTCTCGTTCACAAACTGGATAACATAATAAGCCACACATCGACACCAGTTGATCAGCAGTAGGACGGTCATCAGGATTTGAAACCAAACATGCCTCAATTATTTTGATTATTTCGTTTGCCAAAGGCGCAAACTGTCCATTTGATGTTATAAAATTCGGATAAGGGACATGTTTACCAGAAAGAATCCCCGGTATTGCCATATAACCAATGCCAAATGGATATTCTCCTGTAAGAATTCTAAACATCATTGCACCTAAAGCCCAAACATCTGAAGGCTTCGATACCTGACCAAGACTCCTAATAATTTCAGGAGCCATATAAGGTAAAGCCCCCATGGCTGTTTGAGATGTAGTGATAGATCCTTGGCCGTTTTTTGCCGCCTCATCTATTTCATCACCAGCCATTTTTGATATACCAAAATCTGTTATTTTTACGCCAGTTGCACTGAGACCACCAGTAACCATTATATTAGAAGGTTTTAAATCTCTATGGATGACATTTACATGATGGGACGCTGACAATGCCTTTGCAAGGTTATGGAATATTTTTGCCGTCAAATAAGGGTCAACACTAGTATAATGGCTAAGTAACGCTTGATCGAGATCTACTCCATCGATGTATTCTTCAGTTAAGAACTCTCGTTCTCCACTAGTAAAATAATCTAATGTTTTAGCAACGTTAGGATGATTCACTTTCGATGCTAAAACGGCACTTCTATGAAATCTCTTTTCTGCAGATTTATTTTTTGGAGTTTTAAGTGCAACGTTTCGCCCAAGGATATTATCTTCCGCCAAATAAACCTTCTGCATGCCACCCTCACCAATTTCCTTGATGATTGTATAGCGCTCAATACGAACTCCTGCCGCGAGCTCAATCATAACACCACCTCCGGATGAGAAAGGTCGAAAGTAATAAAAATACGTTTAGTGGTTGTCTTACCTGCAGGACCGAGAATTATTACACAAGAATTAGGGAGTATGTTAAACTGTTTCGCCCTAATATTATTAACATGCACATCACCAGATAGCTTTGAGATAAAAAAAACAGAGCCTGAATATGTTATTTCTATGCTCCCTATTCCTGGGTTATCGTAAAATTCTGTTCTGTGTGTTTCCGAAAGTACTACTGGTTTTTTATAATCTGTTATAAGTAACGCTCGATGTGAATTATTAAGTAGAATATTTTTTAGAGCATCACGAACAACCTTCATAGAAGGTCGGTTACTTGGATCAACATCCAAACATGCATATAGTATTTTTTTAATATTATCAGGAAGTTGTATTTGAGAGCTGTCAAAGGGATTAGCCTTTAATTGTTTAGGATAAAAACCTAATTCAGCCGGTGCTTCCGTTTTTGCCAGACACATCGCAGTAACAGCAAAAGCATAGGTATCTACGGCTTTCGTGAAACGTACATGCTGCATATATAGTTCTGGAGCGGCGAAAATAGGTGTACCCTTGAAGCCCACGGTATGAGCATTATCTATATTCCTAGACAACCCAAAATCATATATCTTTACAACGCCCTCATGGTCTACTTTCATATTACCAGGCTTAATATCTCGATGAATTATGTCGCAATCATGAATCTCTGCGATACCAGAAGATATTTGCCATAAAATTTTAATGAGGGAACTGTCATCATTTATGCTATCATTGATTTCATGTAATGAAGGACCATTAATAAATTCTTCTACTATCGAAATAGTACCGTCGTCATATTCTATAGCATCGAAAACTTCTACAACATGCTTTGATCTAAGTCGCATTAATGCAGAGAGTTCGTCTCTCATACGCGCAGAATCATGTGCATCGTTTATAGATTTAATCGCCACATATCTATCTAAATGAGTATCTAAACACTTAACGACACTACCGAATCCGCCGGACTCGTGATCATCGGTAGGAACATATCTTTTAGGTAGAGTTCTATTTTCCATTTTTATCTCCCTTAACCGAATTCTTTTCCGAGAAAGGCATATCTAACTGTGAAATATTCTCTAATTCTTCATTTTTATTAAGCTCTTTTTTCTCTATATTCTTTGCATTAGCATTTCTGCTTCTTGCCTTTCTTTTTACCCCTGCTTTTTTTTCAATACCAGTATTAATTTTATCACTACCTACCGGTTCACTTTTATCAACATTATCTTGCTTATCATTACCTTGTGAACCAGCCTGGGGCAAATTAACAAGCTTTAATTCGCCAAAAGGATCCCATACATTTATTACATATTCTGAACTAACATCAAGTTCTTTTAAAATACCATCTACATCTACAACTGCCACAGTCGCATTATCAAAACCACCAAACCAGCTAGCAAGATCAATTATTCTTTTGGCGTATACACCTGTATTTGAAGAGTGCACAAAAAGTTTATTTAAATTAGCATCTCCGATGGTATGCGCTCCATCAGAGCTTAAAAGCACGGTTCCTCCCTGAGGAGCAGTTATGTCATAAAAATGAATTTGTAAGACACTATCAATCCCAATAAATTGAACTAGTTCACCACCGAATTTCGAGTCTATCTCTGACGACTCAATATCAATATTATTGTATTTTTTTGCTAGTGCAACAAGTGTATCGTCCTCACTCAATTGCACTATACCATCATTTGTTAGACCATATATTCTACTATCACCAACATTAGCTGTAGTTATATATCCAGAGCCATCTAAGACAATAGCGGTTAGCGTAGCCCCTCCATTACCTTTGTATAACTTAAGCACTGCTTCATTTGATTTCAATATAGCTTTTTCAAGGCATTCTCTTACACCAAGATGACAGCCCCTAATTATCTCCGTGAAAAAAGTAGAAAGAGTCAACGAAGCAGCATTAGCCCCTCCTTCCATCCCGCCCATACCATCAGCTAAGGCAACTACAACCATATCCTTTGTCTTGTTCGCTGGCCGGAACTTTAAGACAGAAACTCTATCCTGATTTTCTTTTCTAACCAAACCAATATCTGTTGCTATAGCAACTGGCAACGTTGAAACTCGACGGACTGAAGAAGATATATTCTTTCTATGTAGCCATCCGTGTATTTGTTCATGAAGGATCTCGTAAGAATCGCAGCTCACACTACCTCCCACTAACATAATGATGTCCAAAGAAACAGATTACAAAACCTCGGCACGAATTCCTAGTATTTTAAAGGAGATAGATGATTTTTTCATGTTTAAACTGGTCGTGTTTTGTACCATCAATGAACGTATGACATCATTAGCTACGTGAGAAGTTAAGAAAATTTAAATCTGTGCGTGTCGTTCATAAGCATTCATCCTCGGGCTAGCGAGTCTAGCTCTTGTCTACTTGAGGTAATGTCCTTCAGATTTAGCAAGACTATCATGCTTGTGCTTTTCAAAAGGTCAGAACTTGTTATTCATCCAAGATGGTTTACCTGCTATTTTTTATGATTATCCACTTTTTTGTAGACGTTTTGGGCGTAGCGCATCTTGTTTCAAGGCTGCTTTAAGAACCATTACGACTTCGGGGTCATCCCATCGGATAGCTCCAATATCAACTAGATCTAGCACCGCTGCGGCATGCTCAGACGGTGATGGAGCCATAACCGTAACCTCACCGCCGGTGAGCTTTCCACAGTTATTGACAGGACTCCGAGGCGCGGCAGAGCCGCTTTTTAAGGTCAAAGGCTCAACGGCCAAAACCTTTGGAACGATTCGCCATTCGGCTGTACGGGTCACATGGACACGGTCAGCCCCGAGATGAGGGGCATAAATCCCGACCACCCTCTCGATATCTTCCTCGTATTCGTTGACCTCATCCGTCACCTTACGGGCGACCCTGACGGCCTGAGCATCACGCGGCATGTTTGCCCCACCCTGCGCGATGATGTACCGCTCAAAGTCCCCTTCATCTGCAGCAGCTCGCGCGGCTTCAACCCTGTCGTCAAACTCGCTGGCAATACTCACCCCGCGCGGCAGCTTGCGCAGTTCGCGGTAAGCGCCCATCGTCGGGAGACCAATCGGTTTAAACTGCGGGATGCGCCATGTAGACGCCCATGCGGTGACGGCTGCGGCCGTATCTTTCAGAGGCTTGCCAGTGTCGTGATCGAGCTGGCCGTCGAGCGCGTAACCGTCGATATTTTTTGCAATGTATTTAGCGATATAACCCGCCGCTCCGCCCTGATTAAGATGGCGTGACTCAAAGCGCTGTTTTGACGCGCCCTTTTCGTGTCCGTCCTCTTTGAGGGCATAACGACGCATAATTTCGTTAATGGCTTTACGCTGACCGGGTTTGCAAAAAAGCATCATGTGCCAGTGTGGCGTGCCGTCGTGATGTGGCTCAACAACACGCATCCCGTACACTTCCAAATCGTTATCCTTGAAAGCGGTACGCATAAGGCTCCAGATTCGGCACAGGTAGCGCTGGCCGTCTTTTGGCGTGAATGCGCTTTCGTTCCAGCCGTGATTAAGCTGTACCTTTTTGTTTTCGCCTTTACCGACCTGTCGGGTCGGATGATATTTCGAGGGTGTGGTCAGGGTGATAAACATCCCCACATCACCGGCGCTGGCCGCGTAGCGCTCAATCCCGGCGATAGTGTTCATCAGTTCCATACGACGTATTTCAGGATTTGAGATACTCCCCATGACCTTGCTGATGAGGTCGATACGTTCGCCGGTGACTTTGTTTTCCAGCTCGCAGGATTTGAGGTATTCGAGATTAGCCACGCGGCGCGCGTGAACATCGCGGATCGCTATTTTGCTGGCGTAGGGAGAGCGGTCTTTATTGACTTCACCGGCAGCGATGAGCAGCGCCTCGCGCCAGCGCATCCGCTGAGCCTTGAGCTGGTTAACCCACCACTCATCCTTAATCACTCGGGAAATAGCGGAAAATGCCATGCGGATCGTCATCTGACCCTTACGGTATTTTTTCCAGTACATCGGGGTGATGTTAAATGCGCGAGCAATACCGGCCACTTGCCCGTATAGGTGCGACTGAGCTTCATCGGTGAAAAGTGTCTCTTTCCCGCCGTGAGCCTCCGCCCATGCGTCGCTTAACTCCTCGTATTTGCTCCAGAGCTGAGAGGCAATTCTGGCCGCAAACTTCCTGAGCTCTTTGTCATTCATATCTGGTAAGCGCGCATACTGGTCGCGCTCGGACAGAAACCCAATCGAGGCGGATGCATTCATCCCGCACAGCTCATTAACACGCTCAAGACGCGGCAGCAGCTTGCGCTCAAACGTGTTTTTAAGGAAATACAGCCCACCTAAAGGGCTCTTTTTACGGCGGATGAAGTTATAACGCGATGTAAACAGCGTTTGCAGGAAAAACGGCAGACGGTCAATCCGGTTTAAAACACCTTGCACCTGACGGAGTTCGGCACGTGTAAGGGGTCTGTCGCGGCCAATGGCCTCTTTGGTGACGTTATTCCAGGGATAAGCACCAACGAATGAATCACTGGCGCCCTTCAAAAATGGTGGTGGTGGCGAGGGGGCAACACGCCCCCGAGGTTCGTTGGACATATTATTTAAAAGCGTCCAGACATTGCTTCCCCATGCGTTCAATCCGAGCTTCCAAAGCTGAAAAGCCGGTAAGATCGCTGGTCAAAAGATCATGCAAAACCAAGCCTGAGATAAGCTTAGGGATAGTTGGGTAGTAACCCACAACGTCCAACCATTCCTTACCTTCATTCTTCCCGGATGTTGCGGTCTTTTTTTCCTGCAAAATGAATTGATAGCGGTCACTGGTGATGACGTACTGGTTATTAATCTCGATGTGTATGCTCATTTTTGCTTCCTGTTAACAGTGGTTAACCAGCTCTACCGAAAATTGAGTTGTGTAACTTTTCCGACTCCTGGCCTAATAACTCGATAATCTCGGTACGATTGAGCTCAGACTTGCTGATATGCGCGATAAGCCCGTCAAATCGAGAAGAGAAACGTGTCGCGAGGTCGCGCTGTGCTTCGTTTACTGCCTGCCCCAGGAGAGCTGAAAACATGCTATCTGGTACTGTGTTTTGTGTTTGCATTTGCCTATCTCCAGACAAAAGGAGTCCCCACGCTGTAAGGCGCGTATTAAAACGAATCCAGATTAATTAATGTAAATACTGCTCAGGTTTTACCGAGGTTAAAATTGTTGGTGCGTACTCAAAAGGCTAAACAGTTCTCGCAAAGCGCGGAAAAGTTTGTCACGCCAATAACAGTCCTCTTCATTTAAACGCCAGTGCGGCATCATAAATTCCTGTTCTGTCAGTCCCGCATGAAGAAACAATGAGCGCCTTTGGCTAACGGTCAGGCGACTGATGAAAGTTGCTTTTGACGAGCCAATTTGGCGGTGACGGGCAAATGCATTTCTCAATTCATCAAGCGCACAAACAAGACGCTCACGGTCTGCTTCGGTCATTTCCTCTAAGCGCATGACCGAGTGACGCTGTTTTAATTGAGCGTGGAAACAAACCGTAAGACGCTCCCGCTCCATCATCTGATTGTAAAAATCACAGGTATCCTGCCAGCGAGGCTGAGCCAAATACTTGCAGACCAGACCGCGAAGCGCTGTTGGTTGTTTCTGGATCACGTCCAGTGTCATTACCGTCATAACCACAGTCCTCTCTTTTTGACCAGCCGACGAAGCTTCTCGATAACGCCCGGCTTTCGGGTTCGGATGATGATGCCCTTACGTCCACGACCATGAGTGATAGTGAAGTTGATAGAATTAGGGCTTTCTCTTCGAAGCAACTGTGCAATACAGCGAGGTTCACTATTCATACTGGCTCTCCTAATCCGAGCCACATCAGCCAACCATCACGAATTTCCTTCGGGCGGCTGTCATATGCCATCTTCATACCCTTGTTCCATGCAGGCAGATAAACCCAATATTCCCCTGCGCGCCCACTCGTTGACTGCGGATCAGTCATCTCGACAACAGGAAGCTTGCCCTTTTCAATCATGCCTTTAACGGCTGCAGGTGTTTTACCAATAAGGCGCGCGAATTCCTGATATGGAACGGCGTCGCTCACACTATCAATGACCCTATTCATTTGTGAGTATTCCTCGTTAGTGTTTTAATTGCTCCTAATGGCTATTAATTGCCATATTGGAGCCATTGGTTTGCGATAACGAATTTAAGATTACTCCGTTATCGTTTTTCTATCAATAGTGGAGTGTTAATTACGATGATACCCGTAAATGAAAAGCTAGCGATCATGCGTGAGTCAGAACGTATGAATAGGAAAGAATTCAGTGACTTAACAGGCGTTCCATACAGCTCTCTTTCGAGTTACGAGAAGGGTGTAAAAGATATGGGCATACAGGCGGTGATGAAGATTTTGAATCATCCTCAGTTCAAAAAATACACTATGTGGTTCATGACAGAGACGATATCACCTGAAGCTGGGCAGATTGCACCGGCTCTCGCGCACTTTGGGCAGCAGACAACAACGTCATCCCACTCAGACCAGAAAACTGGCTAACTATTTATGGCGCTTATTTGTGCAGTAAATGCACAGTTAGTTTTTGCTATTTAAATCAGGAAATTGAAGTACGCAGTAACATCATCGGGAGGCTTTATGTCTGTTAAAAAGCTCGATGATGGTCGATATGAAGTGGACATTAGACCGACTGGGCGTAACGGAAAACGCATCCGTCGGAAGTTCGACAAGAAAAGCGAGGCGATGGCTTTTGAAAAGCATACTCAATATAACCATCACTCAAAGGAATGGCTTTCAAAACCAACGGACAAACGCCAATTGTCGGAACTGAAAGAGTTATGGTGGAAGCTGAAAGGTAAACATGAGGAGCACGGTCAATCGTATCTCAGGAAAATTGAGCGTTTCGAAACGATGACCGGAAATCCGTGCGCTTTCCAGATCACCAAGAGCCTGATAACGCAATATTGTGCTCAACGCCGGGGTGAAGGTATTAAGCCAACTACCATCAACCGCGACCTGATCACGCTAGGTGGGATGTTCACAACCCTGATTGAGTCAGAACTGTATAACGGTGAACATCCATTCAGGGGATTCAAAAAACTGAAAGAGCAGACAGCCGAAACGGGCTATCTCACTCTTGAGGAAATTGACGCCTTACTTGCTGCGCTCTCAGGTGATAATCGTAAAATTGCGGTTTTGTGTTTGAGTACCGGGGCAAGATGGGGAGAAGCTGCGCGATTGAAGGCGGAGAATGTGATTCATAACCGGGTGTCTTTCGTTAAGACGAAAACCAACACACCGCGCACGGTCCCGATCTCTGATGACGTTGCGGCTTACGTAGTCGGCAAAGCACGAGGCTTTCTGTTTCCTGAGGCCAGTTATGCTGAATTCAGGCGAATCCTCAAAGCGGTTAAACCAGATTTACCGGCCGGGCAAGCGACACATGCGCTGCGACACACTTTCGCCACGCACTTTATGATTAACGGGGGCAACATCATCACACTGCAGAGGATCTTAGGTCATACGAAAATTGCGCAGACAATGGTCTATGCGCACTTCGCTCCTCAGTACCTGCAGGACGCGATTTCGCTTAATCCGTTGAAGGGTGCTAATGGTGGTCAGAGTGTCCACAATGTGTCCACACCCTAG